AGTTTATCAGCTTTTGGATCAACTGATTTCTTAACATCTGCTTTTTTCTTTTTGGCTGCTCCGCCGGCTGGTGCTGCTGGATCTTCTACTGAAGATGCAGGAACAGTCGAACCACCGTCGTCAACCGTGAACTTTTCGTCTAGGTCATGTTCTGACATATGTACTACTCCTCTATTATGGATTCGTTCTTCTTGGTAATCATATTTATATTAATTTTATTTTCTCAGCGATGTTAGGAACTTTTCAAACATTCTACCTGCCAAATTTTCATCAATTTGACGAACAGTCCGTTTATAAGCTACCTTTACTTCTTTTTGGATTTCTTCAACTACTTCTGCAACTTCGGCCTGAGCTTGCGCTGGCAGCCAAGAATTAGAAGCAATATCGTAATAGTATTCGACGTTTTCCATTACGCCGTTTACAAAACAATTAGGACCAGACGGATCTGTTACAATATCAACAGTCGACAAATGGAAATCGTTTTGTACTTCCATAATGCCTTCTTTAGTTGCTTTGACAGAACCAAGGCCACGCGTTGAAACTCCGAAAAGTACGCCTTCGTCCATAAATGTTTTAACAATCTCACCCATTGGCGTGCCAAGAATTTTAGCTTTACCAATGAAGTTTGAACCGTCTCTTTTCATTTCGGTGATAAGGTGCGATACTCTATCTCCATTAATTGTAGGTCCTTCAGGATGTCCTAATTCGCCTAGAGCACGTTTCGTATCAATAAAATCTTTCTGATAGCGAACCATTTCTTTTTCAAGAACTGCAGACGGATAAATTCTACCATTGCGATTTTTAAGGTCGCCTTGCATAAAAATACCTTCAATGAAGTGGGATTTTTTACCCGTTGCTTCATCAAGCTCTGTGGTTAAACTAACCTCTTCTACTACTTCGGTAATCAGTTTCATTTTATTATTCCTTTTGAACTCTGTTTATTTATAACTTTATACTAAGGTATACCATTAGCATTTCTGTTGTCATAAAAGTTTTTATTCAATTCGCCTCGTATAATTGTTTCGCCTGCTTTCCTACACCTTATGTATGTATATTGTACATTTCCTCCTGGTGGAGTATAAGCACGAACACCTGCTGTGACGGTCCCGTTAGCATCATTATATGTGTCGGAGCCCGCGGCCGTGGCAGCATTATCGTACTCCCAAATACTATTTGAGCCTAGGACCGCCACAAAAGCCATTACATGGCTTCCCTTGCAAATCCAACAATTTCGTTGAACCCACTTTTATCTGTCATCATAACTTTTTCCATTTGTTTGCGGTTTTGATTGTTCAACCCTTTAAACATCTGGTTTAAAAGCTTTGCATCTTCTTTCGTAACTTTCATTGAAGACCCATCTTTTAATTTCATATTGCCTACTTTTACAGCTTCATCAAGATCTTCTTTTTTCTCCCAAGGAGCTTTTTTCAATGTTACTGCTTTTTTACCTTTTTCCGTTGTAGCTGCTGTCTTTGCTAATTTTTTCATTAAATCAGCTTTTTTGTTTTCACGGATCTTTTCTTGACCGTGATCATCAGTAGCTATATCTTTTGTTCTTTTCATCACAGTACGAACTTTACCGTCTGGTCCTGTAATGTTCATAGGCTTTTTTATGGCAGATTGAGTAACCTCGCTAACTTCCTCTCTTGCCGGAACTCTTGCTGTTCCTGTTAGTTTAGAAACGGCATCTCTTGTTCCTACACGACGGCGAACGAGTTTAGCAATACCTTTTTTGCGTTGCTTTTCATAACCTTTTTTAACATCAGGAGATGCACCTGCTTGTCCCATACTTCCTGTAGCAATTTGATCACCAGCATGTGCTGTATCCATTTGCGCCTTTTTAATATAGCGACCTGCTAAACCTTTTGAAATCTCATCAATTTGCTCTGCGTCTTCTGTAGTATATGCTTTATCGTAATTAGCATCACCTTCTTGGTCAGCTTTGCGTTTTGCCTTTGGCTTTTCAGCTTTATGCTGAGTTGGTTCTGCAACTGGGTGAGGTTTAACCTCAGGCTGATGCATATCCTTGAACTTCTTTTCCTCTGAGGATTTTGGTTCTGCTACTTCAGCCATATAATTTTTAAAGGACTTCATTGTAGATCTCCTGGTTTAATCTCATTTTGTTTATTTATTTAATTCTGCTGTTCTTGGTCATTCGGATCGCCAAATTGTTCTTTTTCAGCTTCCATTTGCGTTTTCATTTCCTCAGAGTCGTCTTCACTTAACTGTAGGATGTTACGAATAACCCATTCTCTTGAATAGTATACTCCAACATGATCTTCAACATCACGTAATGTCGCCATTCTTTCGCGGAGTATTTCTGCTTCTTTTAATTCGTTAAAATAATTATCTTGCATAAAGTCATAACGAATACTATTTTTAATTTCTTTATATTCCTCAGGGGTCATGATACCTTTAAGGATAACTTGCTTTTCTAAAATTGTTGTAAAGATTGAAGAAAACCTAGATCTTACACGACGAATAAATTTGCTAAACTTCAGTTCGTCACGAGTGATTTCAGATGTACGGCCGAAGGTTGCCATTGTTTCAGGCTCAAGCCTTGTTAGTGGAACCTTTAACGCTTTAAACAATTTACGCTGAAAGTATTGCATATTTTCATCAGACGATAGCGCTTGTGAAGAACCGCCAACTAATGTATCAACTTCAGTAGATCTTTCACCACCTCGGCGTGGAAACCAAAAGTCTTCAGTCATAGTCATCATTTTACGGCTATCAGTAATATCACCAGTTGCTGAGTTATATTGCAATTTGTTTTTATGGCGAACCATCATGTCTCGTATATATTGCTCAGCTTTCGATTTAGGAAGGTTCCCAACGTCAATATAAAAAATTCGTCTTTCAGGAGCTCGTGTAAGAGTGTAAATGACTGTTGCATCTTCAAGCATTCTTAATTGATTTAAAGGCTTAATTGCCGGATGTAGGTATGAAAGAACTAAAGAATTATTCTCGTTCATTAATCCTGAAGTAACACGGGCAACAGAGTCTTTAGAAATTCTATATCCTTGAGTACCAGTACTTGCATTACCACCAGCATTATCACCAGTAAAACCGTTTTCGGAATACATATAATATTCGCTTTTTAGTGTTTTAACTGGAATACCAGAATGTGGATCTTTTTGCTTTTTATCAACTTCGCGTATAAGTTTTAACTTGCGAGGATCTACATATCGTAGTTCCCTTATACCATCTTTTAAGTTTTCTTTATCAATAATGACATGATAATTAAGTCTGCCATCAACGTAAAACTTTTGAAAAATATCGTATGCTGCATTTGAAAAATCTAATAATGATAAAACATTATCAAATTCTTCACTTAATTTCTTTTTGACTTTGTCAGGAAGATCAGTGTCATCGAGCACAAGCTCTACAACTTTATCATCCGTTCCTATAGAAATTGCTTCGTTAATGACTTCGTCTACAGCTGAAACAATTTCAGGCTGCAGTGACATGCCACGGTATTTTGTAACTAATTCAGACTCAGTCTTTGCTGTGCCTTCCATATCGAGAAGCGTGCCGTAAAACCCGCCAACAGCGTTTCCTACAGTAATTGCGCCGTCTTCATTAGACGGTTCAGCGAAAGAGACTACTGGAGTCTCTTCCTCTTCTCTTTTGATTTCGTAACCGAATATCTTCAAAACTTCATATCCTCATAATAAAAATTAGGTTGTCGGTACGCCGGTAATTCCTTCAACTCTCCATAAATCATATTGGAATGTGACGCCGAATTCTTCAATTGTATCCTGCTGAGACCAATCCAAGGCAATACCATCAATAGTAGTTGGAAACAATCCTTCGAAAATATATGTACGAAGTGGTGATCCATCTTTACTATATTGAGTAACCGATGCAGTAGACTTATACTGCTGTGGTAATCCTCTTGAATTAGAGTCGTGGGAATTAATGAAGTTTGACCATGCTTCCATCGCGTTGCGAATTGCAAAGTCTTCATCGTTGATAACTGTGACCGCCCAGTCCGCAAACGTTCTATCACCTGCATACTTTACTTCACGACCGAAGTAAGGTACAACATATTGACCGACGATTGACTCAGGAATACCTGCAGAACGAACCATAAATGGTACTTTAAAATCTGCGCCTGTGTCAATAGGGTTAGTGATTTGAACTTGGAATAGCGTAGGACGTGCACCGCCACCGACGAGTTCTGATTTGAACTGGTTGATGTTAAATGCCATTTTCTATTCTCCTTTAATTAAATCTATTTATTAGACGATCTGACCAACGATTTCGTCAAACTCAATTCCAGTTCTTGTTGCTACGAACGTAAGTTCTATAACGTTAATTGAACGGGCTGGTTTAACAAAAATGTTAGCACGGAACTTGTTTTGGTCTATGATTTCAGGAGTATTCACGGTTGAGTCAGATACGACTCGGAAATCAGTAATGCCACGTCTTCCTTGAATATCACGTAGGAACGGATCAACAATGTTCTTAAACTGTGTTTGAGTAAATTCGTCGTTTAGTTCAAACAAGAACGATGTAGCCGCAGTTGCAATTGATTTCTCAATAGCAATAAACAACCTACGAACATTAAGACGATCAAACGCGCTTGGCAATCCGTAACCAGTTTTATCTCCAAATAATACGATACCTTGACCTACTTGAGCCATAACTGGGTTAATGTCTGAAGTATACAGTTGATCTCTTTGCGATTTGTTTGGGTTAAACGCTAGTTTTACTACGTTTTTGATAACACCTTTTCTATAACCTGCTGGAGATTCCCACGGTTCAACTCTTGCTGCCAAACCTGCCATATCGCCATTCAAAGGTGTGTAACGATAAGTATCGTTGTATTTGTCGTAACGATATTTATAACCGCTATCCATGAACCAATAAGATGAATTCTGAAGCGCATTACGATATGCAATTACGTTTTTAAGTTGTGTATTTGATTTAACTTCGCTAACAACATCTGATGCTGATGGGGAAACAAATGCAACACAATCTTTTCTACTATCAACGATATTAGAAATAATATAGTTTGCACGGTTTGC